TCATAGATATAAAGGCCCCGTCCAATTTATGTTGTATCCACCACTGAGGACATTTCCTCTAGCAGCATTCCTAGCAGGTTTATTCCAACCAGCACATTTTAACAAATCACCTTTTTTGAATTTTTTGTCATTATCTGTATTGACAACAAAACCCCAAGCAGAACCACCATTGTTAGTCATTATTTTTATGTACTTTGTACCCTCTTTAACAACCCAACCTTCGGTAAATTCTTTATTCATTCTTTCATTAAAATTACTTTTAGTGTAATCATGGGTAGCAGCGGCTATCATATTCTGAACACCATCACTAACATTATCAAATTTTTTATTTACTGAAACTGTCATTACGAACTCCACAATTCATTTTTAATATAATTATCAGCGTTTAAGATTTCAACATCATCAGCTTTAACCCAAACACTCATGGCTAAATTATCATCATCTTTAATTTTTAACATTTTATTTTCAATGTTTTTTGCGATGATTTCACCAGTTCTTTCAAGAACTTTCATACATCTAATTGGAACATCAGCTAATGTATAGAAGCCTGATGGTCTATCCCATTCATCAACTGGAAATTCATATCTATATTTTACTTTATATGACATTATTAATTTCTTTTCTAATTTCTACCTTAACCGCTTTGTTTCTATTCTTAGATGCGATACTTGACTCGTCCATGTATAAGTGAAGACTTTCTTTTGGAACACCCATAGCTAGTAAACTTTTTTTTAAGTTTTCCTCGTCCATTTCAGCTTCAGTAGGAACACCTACCAATGTAGCAAGTTCCTCAAGTGTTTCTTGACCACTTGAAGACATTCTATCAAATTCCCAATATAAATCTGTTATTAACTGTTGTATTTTTTCTGATTTAGTCATTATCAATCTCTCTCTTGATTATGTATTTACTATAACATGATTCGGCTGGAATGTCAATACCTAAAATGCATTTAAATATTCTTGATTAGAAGTTTCTAAAGTAACAACTGTGCCAAAATATTTGTCAAAAGTTTTGATAAGATTTATATAATCTCCAGACTTCATTTCGTCTAATACCATTTCGGTATATTTTTTTTCCATATGACTATTTTGTAAAATTCGTTTGGCAGTTCCCAAGAGAACAAAGGCGTTCCCTTGTGAACCATCTAAATCAATAATCATTTTTTGATTATTGGATTTTTTCTTAACTGCCATTAAGCAGCCTCCAACATTGAGAAAGGCACATTATAACTTCTACCCAACATTTTAACGATTGCTCTAGTCTGATTGATTTTTTCAATCACGCCAGGAGTTTTCTTTGTTTTCTGAACAACAAAGACATTTGCACCAACACTTAAAACAGACTTTGCTTTCATAGTCTTGATTTCTTGAATCATATTCTGTACTTGTGTAAGTTCAGACATTGTTAGACCCATAAGTTGGTTGTTCACTTTCATTAATTTATTCATTATATAGCCTCCTTTAAGACATAAGGTTTATTCCAATTACCAATATTAATATTAGTGTAATAAGCTGTATCAAAATGATCATAATGGGCATCACTGTGATCATACCACTTAGTTCCTCTCATTGCTTTTAACAACTCACTAAGAAATTTTTTAATAGTTCCAGAATACCAACTATCTATGTGATAAGTATTAACTTGAATATGGCCATCACCATGACTAAAATGGTCAGTAAAATCTAAAACACCAGATTGAACAGTAACAACCAATGAACTGTGATTGTTTATTGAAATTGTACCTTTCATACCATAGGTTTTAAGAACTGACTTAATACTAGGCGCCAAATCTTTTTTATCTTGTTGTGAAATATAAGCCATACTTTCTCTCTCTTTTATTAACTCTACTATTAAGTTAACATGATTCGGCGAAAAAGTCAAGGGCTTTTATGCAGTAATATTAATTCTTCTTTGGATTCTCATTTGATTTAATAAATTCCACATATTGTTTTTTGCGAAAAACTGCATCATCATAATATAAGCTAACCATCTTTGTTGCTCACGATACTGTTGTTGTTTGTATTCCATCAGCTGTTGGTCAGTTAGTTTTTCAAGCTCTCTGACCTGCTGTTCTTGATTAGCTTGTTGCACACCTTGATAGTGATAATTATTTATATACTGATTTGTTACTGAACCTATCTGCATTTTTTTTCCTTATCCTATCTATTTATGTAAACGACTTATTTTAATATTTGTTTACCTATCTGCTCCAGATGCCAAACCCTCTGCTTGTGGATATGAAAAATCAACTGCCATAAAATTTTCATCCCATTCAAAAGCCTCTCTTACAACATTAGATGATAAGCCTTTATAATGTTGATGTAATTTTTTGTCTTTGGCTAGAACTAATAACTTCGCTTCACTCTCATGTAGACCCTCTAACATTTGAAAAAACATATTCTCTTTTTGAGATTGTTTAGTTACATTATCTGCACCTTTAATAAATCTCCAGAGTTTTTTAGCTTCCATAGCCAAAACTGTATGTTCTGTTCCTGCAGGTGCATCATTTGGTGTATATGGAACTTCTCCAGCTGGAAATACCCATTTGATTTTAGGGTCAAATGCTGCCTTTAAAAACATTCGTAGGGAATCGGTATTATTTTCTTTTAAAATTTTTACCTTTTGTTCTTTCGTTTTTGCTTTGTGCACTTTATTAAGTAACTCTGAAAAAAGCATAGTATAGTTTTGTTCTGCCATCTTAAAATTCTCCAATCGTTTCAGTAAGATTTTTTAATCTTGATTTTATAAAATAATTTAATAATTTACTTCGGTCACCATGAGGAGCTCCACGAAATTCTGTAATGATTTCATTTTCAAGTTCATTTGGTATTTTACTCAAATCAATGAGTTTTTCATTTCTTTGGTAGTTTCTTTTGACTTCATCTTTAAAATCATTAATATCCATATTCAACCAAGCTTCAATTTTTTTCTTTCCTAAAGGCCTTTGTCTAAGTCCATCTGTAAATGTATTATCTGGTGATAATACATTAGGAACTCCATCACTAGTATCGCCTTTAAGTATATGTTCTTTTATATATGTTTCTGGATTACTACCATTAACAAGTTTTTTAAGAATAGGGCTATATTGCTTTACATTTAAATATTTTTGTAATTGAATAAAATCTTTATCTCCAGATATAATCATAACTTTTTCGTTTTTACTACGATCTTTTTCTGTCTGAGTATATTTACAAATTGTTGCAATAATATCATCAGCCTCTGCACCATAAATTTCTAAAAATTTGTATGGTAGGTTTTCTTTAATCTCTGATTTAATTTTATTGAGAACTTCAAAGATTGCATCCCAATCTTTATTATCTGCCTCTCTTCCTTTTTTACGATTAGATTTGTATTGAGGAAAGAAATCTCGCCTCCAATAATGTTTAGAGTCATAAGTAAGAATTATCTCACCATACTCTTGATTAAACATAGTTCTGTACATACGAATTGAATTTAAAATCATATGTCTTACCATATTCTCATCTGGTTCTTTTGTTTTTGTCATATTCAAATGCATCATTAGACTAGCTAATGAGATTTGATTCATATCAATTATAATCATTCTTCTTCAAACATTTTATCTATTACTTTGGTGACTAAATCGTGGTCAAACTTTGAATAAGTTTGAAGTGGATTTTCTGTTTCTAATTTCATAACTGAACCCACAAGGTCTGTCATTGGGTGTTGATATCCCATGACTCTGTACATTATGGATTTAATTAATTCATTTAGGAAACCAATTTCAGATAAAAATTCTTCATCTTTTATATCCACACCATTTTCAGCAAGATTATGGATTGTTGGAATCATAATTGTTTCAGCAACCTCATCTATAAATACCATATCCTCTGTAACTTTATCAGTTTCAGATTTACTAACTACCTTGACTCTTTTCCATGGCCCCTTGATTACATTAGATGGCTTTATGGGTGTATCGTCTTCCATTTGATTTTCTTTTCCTCATACTCACCATAAAATAGGTCAGGCCAATCACCATGTTTAAGATAGTGTTGCATATTTCTTATGTAACCTTGTTTACTATAATACTTGGCCTTAGCACCTTTTATATCTCTCCTCATTTCACTTCTAAGAGAAGTTAGTTGTTCTTTACTACTTTTTATCCAAGACTTAACTTTCTTTACAGAAAGAAAATGTTCATCTGGTAATGCAAGAATATCTGGATGTATATTTTGGTTTTGTGCTGGGGCTTTCATTGAACGTGCTTTTTCAAGACGTTCTGCAGCTGCCGCACGTTGCTGTTCGGTCATTGGTTTACGTTTTTTACGAGGCTTGGGTGCAACCCAACCACTATTGTCAGTACTAGCTGTAATTTTTTTACGGGCCATGTAATAGTTCCTTATTTTTTTCTACTTTTTTTAACCATCTACGTCTACCTGCAGCTTTTGCAAGTCTACGTTTTTCACCTCTAGTTTGAAAGTAGGTTTTTTCTCTCATTTCATTAAATAAACCCTCTGTTTGCATACGTTTTTTTAATATGCGTAAAGCTTTATTAACGTCATTATTACGAACCTCTACTGTCATACCAGATTTTTCTTTTTCTTTATGATATCTTTTCACTCGATTTTAAGCCCTCCAAATATTCTATTAATAAATCTATTATATCAGAACTTGCAAAGTATTCAACCATTGTTGGATATACGTTTGCAAGTATTACACCAATTGTAATCCAAAATATTATTTTAATCATCTAGTGATAATTACTCCAAAATTCATTCCATAGGTGTGAAACACCCTCTGATACAGTATCCATATCTAAAAATGGAACTTCTGTTATTGCAAGGGATTTTGCAGAATCTTCAGCTTCTTGAAATGTTTCTGACTCTGATACAATTGTTGCAACAGTATCCCAATACTTATCTTCTAAGTCCATAATCCAACTTGACATTCCCATATTTAAATCTCTCTCTTTTATTAACTATACTTATATGCTATCATGTTTTTGATGTAATGTCAAGGGCTTTTTCATTTATTTTTAAATTATTTAGAAAAAAATCCATGTACAAGTCTTCATTTAATATAGAATAATTATTACAATGACCT